TTGTTATATTAGCCTCACCTGGAAGGTCTAAATCAGTAGAATTATGTGTAAGTTGAAGTACTGCATCAAATTGTAGAAAGAAATGCCTATCAGCAGCGACAACAAACGCTGCAATTGTAGTTGTTCCTGTTACATCAAAATAATTACCAGCAGGAACTGTCGGACTACCTGATGCTATATCTGAGCCTTTAGAAATAGTTGCTTTTGTTGCTACGGCAGTTACAATAGCATCTAATTCTTCATCTACCTCTGAACCTTTTATAAGTTTAGCGGCATCTCCAGTATTTAATGCGTCTTTTGCGCTAAAATCATGTTGTCGTGCATAATCACCCATTATCTTGCCACCCTTCCAATTTTAATTAATAATTCAACTTGAGCTACTGCAACATTAAATCCATTAACACTTACATCAAATCCATATTGCATATTTTGTCCTGAGCCAGAAAGTTGTGCTGGTACAGTATCTACTGTTAGTGCGTCACCAGACCACTCTGCTAAATTCCATTCTGCGGTTCCCCATTGTGACCCCGTAGATACTAAATCTGTAGATATTGCTGTAGCTGTTTCTCTAAAATCTCTATTAACATAGTCAAAAGCCCAAAAAAAGTTTATATCATAAGTTGACCCTTCGTTTACAGTCATCTTAATTTTTTTAGGCATCTTATATAAACCCGCTGCCTGTGGGTCTACAAATCCAAAATCTAACCAATTAGACCTGTATTTAAAATTATACGCAGTTAGCGATACAGACCCACCAGATAATATACTATCTTTGTACCCAGAGTATTTTGAAAGATACCCATCTTTTGCAAAATATATTTCTCCGTCTTTAGCTACAGCCAAACTCTGAGGTTCCATTTCTAACCACCTAGCAATTTTAGGTAAAGGAACATCTAATGTTTTAGGGCTTGCTATTAAGTCTTTAAAATCAAACATATAAATAGTAGACCCAACCAATAATAAATAGAATCCATCTACTTGTGAATATAAAGACCTAATTTTTGTTGCGTCTTTAGTTGCAATAAACTCTAAAAGTTCTGTTCTTATATTTTTACTTAAATCCTGAGCTGGCATTTTCTCTAATTCAATAGTACGAGATAACGCTCGTAACCCATCTTCAGATAAAAATAGAATATCAGAACCTATATTTTGTACACTATCTCTAGCAGTACACCCCATACCTACTACAGAATCAGCTAAAGATAATGATGTAGGAGCATTTGCACTATTAAAAATTACAATATTATCTTTACCAAATACTATTAATTGGTTATTAAACGTTGCTATAGCTGATACTTCATCTCTAGCAAAAGCAAAGTTAGCAACTAAATCTATAACCCCACCACCGTTTTCAGTATCCCATAACTTATCATTATTAAAAGCACTAAATCTAATAGTAGTTTTATCTTGGTCTACAGCCCATAATCTACCAAACGCAGATAATATACAATTTCCTTTTGGCATTTTAACTGTAGTCCATACAGCAGTATTATCTGTAACTGTAGCTCCCTCTGTCGCAGAGAATGTAGGTTCAGAACCTGCCGATGTACCTGCTGTAGTACAAACAAAATATCTTTCTAATGTTGCAGAACTTACAGCTTTAACAGCAGCTCCTTTTGCATAAGCAGTAGATGCTGCCCAATTAGTATGTTGGCTATGTATTGTCTCAAAATTATCACTGCCATCCCAATATATAGGAAATTGGCTTTGACTTACGCCAATAACTTTACTATTAAAATTAGCAAATTGCCAACTTGTATCGCTAAAACTAAGAGAACCCGTTTTCTCTACTAGTGTTGTAGTTCCAGCATATAGTTTTCCATTCGTATTATCTACAGTAATTATATGTTCAGTAGATGTATCTTCTATATATTCAAAAGTTTGGTCTAAAGCTGGATTACCAGATATAGGAGTATCAGTTAATTTTAACATTCCTTTTCTGGCTGCTATCCTTCCTAAATCATCAAAGACAGCGTTATCTAAAAATAACCCCCACTCTGGACCAAGACCCAAGGAAGAACTTTGTGTATTCAGTCCTAATCTACCAGGCGACCTTATCTGTACTGGTAATAATTTTGTAGCCATCTTATACTACCTCAACATCGCCTTCAGATGGATAAGACCTCCTATCCAATGCTATCGCTGTCTGTAAATGGAAACCATACTTTTGCATAATTTCATCCATTAACTGACCACCATCTTCGCCTCGTTCTGATATACATAAGCCCCACGCTCCGTATATCATAGCTTGTCTACCAAGACTTAAAGTTAATTTTTCATCATCAGTTGACAAGTCTTTTTGTGGATTGACTACTTCTGCTTTTATAGTATAAACACCATCTGGAGTAGCAAGTAATTCTACTTGTTTATATTCAGTAGCAGCATTTATACCCCTATCTCTATAAAAAGATGGTCCAGCATTACTCTGTGTACCTATAAGAGTACTTTTATTATAGTAATCTTCAGTTACGTGTCTCATCCTAGAGTTTTGTGTAGTGTTCCACATAGAAAGTAATTTGGTTCTTACTGTTGTTAAAGGTAAAGAATACAAAGACGTAGATGCTACTGTATCAAATTCAACAGTTTCTCTGAGTTGTCCCCAATTCCAAGCATCTTCGCACTCTTGCTTTATATCATTAAGGAAAGAAGCCACCATTGTAGCATAAGTACTTGATGCTATAGTAGAAGCAGCACCTAGTTCTGGTTCTCTTAACCGCCTTAAAACTTCATTTACTAATTCTTTCCTAGTAGCCATTTATATACTATCCTCTTATTTTCTTACTGCTAAAGCAACTAATTGTTCTACTGTACCTCCACCTGGATACCTAATTTCATGTATATCACAAAATGCAGATAATGCACCAAGAGTTGCTTTATGCTCTAATATTTCATACTTACCCTGTTTTCCTAAAACAGTTAAAGCGTGAAGTGCGTCTACGTCTGATACTTCTCCAGTTTCTATATGTTTAACTCTAGCTTGATTTTCAGCTAAAGGCTTAGAAATGGGTTCTGCTTTAACAGCAGTACTTGCTTTTTTTTCGTTTGCTTTTGGCATTATTGCCTCCTACAGTTACCTTGTTTCAGGCTGTAATTAAATTTTATTTACTACCAAGCTGGTCGTGCTACTAATGTTCTAATGACTGCGTCATTAATAGCATCTGCTGCAAACTCACCTTTATCTGCTTGTATGTATATATCTACTTTATTACTATCAGTAACATGAGCAGTAAGAACTGCTTGGTCTGAATCGTCACTAAGGTCCTTACTACAAGAACAACCAATAACCATATCTCCTAACTCCACGCCAGGAACTGTCATAGATAATATTAACGTATCATTTGCAGCTATTGCGTTTGTATCTGCTACTGTAGCTTTTACAGTCCACATATCACTAGCAAAAAAACCTGTGAATTGCTTACGACCCCTACGTACTTCATTAAGGGTTAATGTATTCGCCATGATTAAATCCTCTATTTATAAATTATAAAAAATGGGAGCAGGGCGAACCGTACTCCCGTTATATTACTCAGGTGATATAATACATACACCAGCATCGTCACGAAGCTCACCTACACCGTAGATTGTATCTGCGGTAAATAAGTCAGATAAGTACTCTTGCATATATTGAGTTTGAGCGCGAACACCCATTTGCTCAACATACGCTATTGCTGAACGATGAAATAAGCAGTTAGCTCTGTAAGCTGTGCTATCATCATCAGCATTAAAATTAACTACATTAGTAGATACATATACTGGAACACCATAAACATCACCAATATGACCATTACGAATAGTATTCGCAGGACCACCTTCACCAACAAACGCTTGTTCAGTAAAACGAGAAAGACCCATTAGGTTTTTCTTTTCTACTGGAGCGATAACAAGATAACGTTCTGATAAAGGAACGTCAGCGTCATCTAGCGTTTGAATTACTTTGCGAAGACCAGCGTCAGCAATAGCAGTACCGTTACCAGTATTTGTATTTGCTGCGTCATTAAAAGCGGTTGTACCGTCAGAGCCAATGACTCCTGCGGTATAAGAGCTTCCATCTGCTGTAGCGCCATTTAAGGCTTCAAACAACTCATGTAAGTGAGTATCAACTTGTTTAGCTAATGCAAATCCAGCATCGTCAGTATAAAACTTACGATAACTATCAATTGCTTG